ACGATTGGCTATGGCTAAACAGGGTCTTTCATATGATAGTACTTGGATGGATATACCCAAAGACGAACGTAGGAAACCAGAAAAGACTACACGCATGATCATAACACCCCCATTGGATTACCAAATTGTATTTCGAATGTATTTCATGGATTACATTGTTGCTTTCTACAACAACAAACTTCGATTTCATTCTGCTGTTGGCATCAATCCGTATTCCTATGATTGGACAGAAATGGCTAACAATCTACTGGCAGTCTCTGATGTTGGTGGTGATGGTGATCACACCGGTTTTGATGGTAACATCTTGACCGATCTGCTTGAAATTGAAGTTCATGCCATCAACCATTTCTATCGGTATGAGACCGATCATGAGACAGCTAGTAGAGTGCGAGAAGTTTTATGGAATGAAATAGTTCACACCCCAACACAATGTGTCAACGTTGCTTATTTAACCCATTGTGGTATGCCATCAGGGTGCAATTGTACAACAATCGTCAATACCAATGTTAACGATCGCTATTACAAGTTAGCATGGTTGGGTTTAGCTCCTGAGGACAAGCGAACAATGAAAAGTTTTTATGAACACGTTAAAGTGTATTGTTATGGTGATGACTCTATCTCTGCTATTAAGAGAGAAGCATTGCCATTTTACAATTATACAACCATAGCTGAAAACTTGGCGTTGTATGGCATCAAATTCACAATGGCAGATAAGACTGGCAAAATGTTGGATTGCAAACCTGTGTTGGACTGTACTTTCCTTAAGAACTCTTTTAGAAGGGATGGCATGGTTTATCATGCCTTGATGGACGAGAATACTCTGTATGATATGGTCAATTGGATTAGAGAGTCTGATGATGACTATGCAGCCACCATTGTCAATTGTAATATGTCTTTGATGATGTGGTACCACTACGGTGTTGAACGATTTAATGAGGAGCGAGGGAAAATTCTGAATGCTCTAGGTAAAGCCAACCACCGCTACAGTAATGTGCCGACATTACTCACCTATGATTATTTGGACGATTGTTTTAGAATGGATAAAACCCCTATTGCTGACACAACCGTAGAAACTTCACATGAAGTGAATTTTCACTCAGTCGAACCACCCAAACAGTCATTTCTACGTAGATTAGTGGGTAGAGAAGTCACTGCAGTTGCCCAGGGAAAGGAGGTGGATGCTAGTACATCACATGGAAC